CCATTTATTTACCTCCTTTCGCTATAAGAAAAAACTATCAATATCAGATTGATTCGCTCTTCTATTGGTTTCACCTTTATAGAGTTCTTTTTCAATTTCAATAAGCTCTATATAGGTTCCAATATCAAAGTGCTTGGTATCTTCAATTGATAGTCCTAGTTTTGCAATGTTAAAAATGATCGCAGAAGAAAAGGAATACTTATTATCGAAAGGTAGCTTCCTTACTTCCTCCTGCTTTCTTATCTGTTTTTAATAGCTCAACAATAGTGTTCGTTAAATTAGTTAAAAGAGCCGCATCATTTAAAATAGAAAAGTCTAGTTTTTCTAAAAACCCTTTAAAAGTCTCATTTTCTTTAGGATTCGATAATACAAAGACGATTCTAAAAATGATCTCGATAACATTGGTGATGTTTTCTTCGTTTGTGCTCTCTAGTTTCTTGATGTCATTAAAAAGCTCACTTCCAAAGCGTGACTTATAATCGATTAAAGAATATAGGCTGCTTCTTAAAATGAGTTTTTTATCGCCTAAAATTACTTCTTTTTCCATAGACTATCCCTCGATTGTAGGAAGTGTGACTTTATCAAAGAAAGACTCATAATTCGTGTCACCTTTAGATGCGATGACTCTTAAAACTTCCTTATCATTTACTTCAATAGGACGAGCAGTGATAGTTAAAGACACACTGTTAGCCTCAATTGAGTCAGCCTTTGATTTGGTTGCTTGTCCGACTGGTGTAGCTGTGCATAAGAAATACCAGACTCTTCTAGCTTTACTATCGCCTTGAATTTCATATCCTAAGGCAAAAGTCTTAACATCAGCGTTTACCACTTCAACTAGGTTATTATTGCTATCTAGGGCATAGCCAAAGATATCCTTTTTAAATTCATCAGAAAGTTCAGTAAGCTTAAGCGTAATAGTTGCCCCACTATTTGAAACAAGAGTATGAAAGATCTTATCGTCTGCATAAACTTGTGTGGTCCCACCGACTAGCTCACTAGAAAACTCCTGTGCGCCTATAAGGTCTTTAGGTGTATCAAATGTCCAGGTATCTTCAGCAAAAGTAGCCAAAGCATAATGAACATTACGTAAGCCAAATGTGATTTTATTCGACATGTTTAATTTCCTCCATTTTTATTTCATAGATTGTTGAGATTGTATTGTTTTGATTTAAGTATTCGCTTGTAAGAGTAAAAGGCAGGTCATTTGCTATAAAGATTTCTTCTAGTTTCATAGCTAAAACATCAGCTTCTTTTACATCACTTGTAATTAAATTAATCTGATAAAGCGTTGTTCTAATATTTGCCAAATCATCAGAAAACTCTTTAAAAGTTGAGTTAATTTTTGAAAACACAATAATTGGTGTTTTTATTTCTTCTACATCCTTTGGTGAAAAAGACAAATAATAAGAAGGCGCTACTTCATCTAAAATGCTTTTAAGTTTTGTTAGCTGCATTTTTAATCGCCTCCTTTATCTTTTCTTCCATCTTAGGTGCTTCCTTTTCATAACTCGGTCTTAAAAAAGGCCTAGCTGAAACAAATCTACCGCTTCGATGAACAAAGCCAAACTCAATAAGATGGACAAGCCTTCCTTTACTTTTTGAGTAAATAGTCACGCTTTTGTTTACCTTTGTCCCTTCTTTAAGAGCAATAAAACTATCTTTTAAGTGCTCATTTGAATTTCCTATCGGAGCAGTTTCTTTTATATCGCTTATGATGTCCTCAGCTGTTTTTTCTAGTACTTCGTCTAGTTCTTTATCAAAATCAAGAGACTTTTCAATCAGCTCACTTATCTTTAAAGTGAAATCATCTAAACTAGCCACTTACCTTCCACCTTTAAATTTGTGTTTTCAAGAGTGAGCTCAAGTAAATGTGAAAGCTCATAAGTCTTAATCACTTTATAGACCTTGCCATCAATTAAAATGTATCTCTCGCCTTGATATAAAAAATTATTGATTCTGATAATTCTAGAAACCTTATAGCCACTTCTACTTGCTTCATAAAACTCACTTCTAGTGATATTAGTTGGAATAGCCATAACTTCTTTACTTGAAGTAATTTCAAACCTTTGTTTCCCATATTCATCAGTAGCATCGTTTACTTTTAATAGAGCTACTTTAAGTGAAAAAGCATTAATCATGTTTAGTAAGTGCTATTTGTTTAAGCAAGAAATCAAAATGTTTAGGAAGCTCTTTTAAATTCCCATCTGACTTAAAACCAAATGAGGTAGAAACATAGATAAGAATAAAAGAAGTCACCAAGGGGTCAGCTTCATCAATAAGATACTTCTCATTAACTCCACTGCCCCTAAGTAA